TTCAACTAAAATAAATGATCAATATATCCTTTTTTAGGTGAATTAGGATTATTTTCATCTTCTTTTAAATTAGCAACAATTATCAAATCCCAAAAAATATCTAATTCCATATCATCAATTTGTTCAGGTGTCCAATTGAAAGATTTTGCTAATTGTAGATAATAATAAACTATACCTTGATATTCCGATAAAGTATTATCCCTATCGGATTTTATGCGTTTGGGAGTTGTTTAACTTTTGAACCTATAATATTTCCTAACCAATCTGATATTTCTTTATATAGAGGCATTAATTCATCTAAATCTAAACTATCTTCAATAGTTTCAGGAGTAACTTCTTTATTATTAAAACTAATTGCAATTAAATTAAGCATTTCTTCATATGCTTCTTCATCTCGTCCTAAATTCTTATCAGCAAAATTATTATTAAATTTTATAATTTTTCTCCATATTTTTGTTTTAGGTGTGGAACAAGTATACTCTTTATCATTCAAGGTAATAGTAGGTGCTAACATATTTAAAAAACCTCCAAATTTTATTTTTATATTATTAAGGGAAGTAAATCCTTCCCTTAATTTATTTTAATATTCTATTTAAGCAGTTGTAAAATTAATAACATTAGCAGATGCTATTGCATTTCCTGCAATATCTTTCACGCCACCTTTGGTCACACCAGCAATATATACACTTAAAGCATCAAAATTACTTGTCGGATTTAAAGTAACTATAGTATGAGCATCATCAATAGAAATTGCAAAAGGTACGTTTGTACCATCGGCTTTAACGATAAAGAAGTTTTCCACAATAGCTGTACTAGCTTGAATTGCTTCGCTAAATGTAAGAACAATATTTGCATCTACAGCAACACTAGTAGCCGCATCTAAAGGAACAAATGTTACAGTAGGTGCAGTAGTATCAGCTACCCCTTCGACAGCGGTAAACCAACCTGTACCAATACTAGATACATAGTCTACATGATCTTCATCTGCTTGTTTAATCCAAGATTCATCATAATCTAACCTAATAAAACTACTCTTCATTTTAGGAATTTGGAAATTTACCTTGTCATTTTTAGTTTGATGATTAATTTCTGGTAATTGGAATTTACCTTTATATAACCACACATACCTATAACTTCCATTTGATTTTAAAGATTTAAACCCTAAAGCTATGTAAGGTGCAACATCAGTTGTTTTTCTTTTTAATACTCCACTTGTAATTGTATGACCTAATAATACTGCTTGTGTTTCAAGTGGTATGTCACCAACTTCTATTTCTACAGTAACTTCACCCATACTAGAATATGTTTCCCCCGGCCCATCATCTTTATATAAAACACCACTTGAAGAATTTGGATTTATATTTGCTGTAATAATACCAGGAATTGATACTGGTGTTTCATAAGTAACACCTGAGACTGTATCAGAAGTTAAAATTGCATAATGTAGATTGCTTAAACCAACTTGTGTTCCTGCCATATATTTAAACCTCCCTTAAAATTTAATCTCTTGTTGTTGCAATTGCATAATTACAAATAAAAACCGAACGCTCATTAACGTCGGTTTCTAATTTAAAAGGTTGTTGTAATGCGTTTATAACACTTACCCTATTTTGAGTAAGTTGTATTCCTTCGCCTTTATTTTCACTTTTGTCTAATAAATTAAAAATTTCCCATGCTTTTGACCGAGCGACTGAATAACTTTTATTTCTAACACTTATTTGTATTCTTCTGTCTAATGCACTAACACCTGTAGTAGATGAACCAGCATACTCAAAAATAGAAACTATATTGTCTGGTTGATCCGGTTTATTATCAAGAAAAATATCTGTTCCTATTGATGTTGCCAAACTATTATTAATTAAATAATTAGCTACATCTCTAATTAATTCTGCTAATTCAACCACCTCCTAACCACTTAATGCTTCATTAATCCTATCTTTTGCAAGTTGAATAATTCTATCTTTGTTTCTATTGTAGGGATCTTCTAAGAATTTAGCTTTGCCATCAATGTGGGAAAGTGATAAGTCCTCATGTTGTTTTAAAGCATAAGGTGCAGAGTATAAAATAACTACAGAATCTTCTTGATCAATTACTGTTCCACTTCTTCTTAGTGTTCCTGAGTCAATCGGCGTTTCATCAATAGATTCGGTTAAAATATGTTCTGCTCCATCGTGAATTGCTTGCATACCAACACGTTTAATTAATCTATTAATTGCATCACCATTCCAAGTTAAATCACTCATTACACACTTACCTCTCTAAATTGGATATTACCTTCTAAATCTGTAATATCACTTACAACCAATACAGTCCAATCCCTACTATACCAAGTAATAATATCATTCGGTAATACTACTGATTTTGTATATATTGTTGCTTCAGATACTACTTCTTTTCCTTGTGAATTTCTAACAATTTTTCTTTTACCTTCCCATCTTATATTTATTGTAGATGAAGTAGTAATTGATTCTCCGTATTCATTAACACCAGTAGTAGTTTTAAGAGTAGTAGTTTGATTTAAATAGTTTTCTATCATATAATACTCACCGCACCTGCAAGATAAGGACGTAATAATTCTTTAGCATCTTGACTTAATAATCCCCTACCTGCACCATCTTTAAAAGTTTCGCTCATTCCACCTAAAGAAAAATTGCTAACCCCTTCCTGCTGTAATTTTCTTCTTTGAGAATTACCTCTTTCCAGTAAAGTTATTGCCTCTTCACATTGTGCTTCTTTTACATTTTGTGTAACCTCTTCTTCACAATTCCAAATAGAATAACAATTTATATAAGGTTCATATTTTGTTAAATTAATAGGACGATTAATTAGTAAATTATAATCATTTCTTTTATCTACAACATAACATCTTGGAAAAGCTAAAATTTGACCTTCAACTTTCTTAATTCCTTTAAAAAATTGTTTTTCAATATTTTTACAAGCCATAATTAATGCTCTGGCTTTATTATCTTCACTTGCAGAAGTCCAAGTATCTGAATAAAGTCTATCGTTAAAATATGTGTCTGCATCATCAACAGATATATAACTATTTTCATTTACGGTAATTAATACTGCCAAAAATCACCACCACCTCTATATCATCTCATATACTTATTGTATTCTTGTTTTCTACGTTCTCCGGATAATTGTGCATATATCATTGTTGTTGACGGTTTTGCATGTCCTAAATTAGACATGATAACCTCAATAGGAGCACCATTATTGATCATAGTTGTTGCATGACTATGTCTCCAACGATGGGGAAATACATTAGTTTCTACTTCTGAATTTTTTGCAATGTCTTTTATTATTTCCCTAATCCTTGCAATACTCATTCTTCTAATGGGTTTTCTTTCAGTAACAAATAATGCTTCACAATCATCTTTTCTGTTGTCTAAGTATTTTTTTAACCATATGCCACATTTTATTGTAAAATAAACTTCTCTTTCTTTATCTCCTTTACCCAAAACTTTAACACTTCTATCATACCAATTGATATCCTTAACATTACATCCAAAAACTTCACCTATGCGACAACCTGTAGCATAGAAAAATTCAGTGATTGCTTTTTCTAGTAATGTATAACAACTATCACGAATTAATTCAATTTCTTCTTCATTCAAGAATTTAGGTATTTTAGCACCTGTCTTTGGTTCTTTAAGTTTAGAAGATATATTTTTGTCTATAAAATCTTCTTCATGCAAATATCTGAAAAATGATCTAATGAATTTTATTCTGTGTGCTAAACTAGCAGGTTTTAAATGTTCTTGTTTAATTAAATATTCTTTCAACATAATATAATCAATATCTTTAATTTCTATATCACCTAGATATCTAACCAACAATTTACATTGCAATGAATATGAATCTAAAGTATGGATGGAATAATTTAGTAGTTTCTTATCTGCTTCATAAAATCTATAACCTTCAGAAATAATCATGTATGATATACCTCCATTAGTATTTTTTGCTAACGAAAGTATATCATACTACTAACTAATTGTAAACTACTATATTATAAATATTTGTATTATAATAAGTTTTATCTCCCCTTCTTACCCAACTATCGCACACTCGTTAGCTTGTTAATTGTTGTTCTAACTTTTCAATAATTGTTAAGACTTTTTTTGCTTGATTTATAGGACAAGAAATTTGGTTCAACACATCAATGATAATTTGCTTTTCTTCATTAGTTAATTCCAAAACTTTCATCCTCCTTACGCTACTATTGCCAATGTTCTTCTTATTCCAGTCGAATCGGTAAAATATAAATTTGTTCCATCAAATTCAATTGCACCTTCTTCTGGAATAGTATTTAATGCCCCAGAAGTCAATTTTAAAGGTGCAGTCCCTGCACCAGTTGTACCTGCTGCAATGTGTATTTTTGATGTAGGTGCAGTAATGCCACAAATTCCCACATTACCACCACTTGGATTTATGGCAATTTTACCTGCTACATTACCGCCGGAATTTAATGCTTGAATACTGAAGTAAGCATTTCCAGAGGTCGCACTTGTCGATAATTTTACTTGTGTTCCGACACTCCCAGCAGCCCAATCAGTATTCGTTAGTAGTAGTTTTTCTACTCCCGAAGGTTTTAAATCTATTTTACCGCTGAAACTATTTGGCCCCCCAGCACTTGAGGTTATATTACCTCCGAATACCATAGACCCATTTAGCGTTGTATTGCCGTTTACACTTACATCACCATCAAACCTGCATTTACCAGAATCAACCCATATAGCATAATTATCACCATCAACTACTTCGTCCATCGGTGCATCAATATACAGCATGGCTGTATATTGTATTGAGGCAGAACCATACTTTGCAAGCGGTTTAGCTAAGAATAAATTGGCTACAATGGGATGCGTACCAGCAGAACTTTTCCCAAAATACGGCCTTACCATTGAGCCGAAAATACTTGTTCCCTCGTAACCGTTTATTCGTGGTAAAATCACTTCTCCGTATGTTGCGTTGCCTAATACATTAGTAATAGTTCCACCAATGGTAAAAATAACATTTTTGTGTAAAGTAGTTAAGCCTGGTTCACCGACAGACCCTCTTCCCAGTATTTCAGAAATAGTAGGATTATAGCGCGACATAACTAATCCCCTCCCCGTCCACAGAGGCATCAATGTATATTTGATTAGTGTTTGCCACTTCAAAGTCATATGAACTACCTGCTTTTAACTCCACACCATAGTTAGTAGCAGAAACAAGATTATCAGGACTAGCATAAATTGAACCAGCATTATTTAGTTTTGCAATTACAGTTACTATTCTACAAGCAAACGAAGGTAACTGCACTCTTGTACCTGCTGTGGTAACTGTCGCTAATGCACCTTTCCCAGTTATACTACCAGTTA